CATATCGGGATACGTTTGTGTAGAATTTCATCATATAATTGTCACCTTGTATATTATATATTATACCATACTATCATAGGTTTGTACAGTGTTTTTTTGAAAATTTGGAGGGAGATTTCTCTCCCCCCGCATGAGTTTCAATTGGAGGCTAAAACGCTTGAGTAGTAAGTAATATTACCATTGGTGCTAATCCTAAAATTATTCCACCTGTTAATAACATTATTGTTACTCCGCCTAGGGCCTCCGCAATGTCCTCGTGTTTTTGCACTAAGTGCATAAATGTTTTCATTGCTGTTCTCCAGTAAAAAAGTTTATTACTTATCTACTGAGTTTTCGCTGATACTTATCCTTTAAGAAAAGACTTTTTCTTTGATGCCCCAGCAGACCCTATCTGAATCTTCCTAGGACGCCTTTCTTCGGGAAGTTCAACTCTGGCATACACCACGAGTATTCCATTCTCTAAATCGGCACCATCTATTACGACAAATTCTGAGAGACGGAAGCTCTTCTCAAATTTGCGGGATGATATACCTTTCCAAGCGTATTCGCGTTCATCATTTTCGATTTTACCTCTGACCTTTAAAATACCATCTTTTACTTCAAGTTCAATATCGTCTTGAGTAAATCCAGCAACAGCCATTTCGATAAGGAATTTCTCCTCATCGACTTTCACGATGTTGTGTGGTGGGTAATTATCATTCCCTGACCTAGCGGATGTGTGAATCCTTTCTAGTTCATCGAACAGGCCTTCAAAGCCTACAAAAAGTGAACGAGGTACGTTCAAAGTATTTCTAACCATCTTATTTCCTCCTATTATTAAGCAAGGGTTATTAATATATGAGACCCGACTATTCGGCATCTCGGTTTTATTTATAAGACTTTTTGTCTTATTTGTGTATTATACCAGGTTTTTATTGAAATGTACAGTGTTATTTCGGTCTAGGACCAAAATTTTCCTCATACGTAGTAGCAGGTTGAGGAAATTGTACTAAATTTAATGTATCGGGTTTATATCCTTCTGGGAAATAAGGTAAATCAATCCAAGGGATTAGATAATCATCGATGTGATGTAATTTTCCAGCTGCTTCAAATCTTTTAAAGTAAGCAATAAAAACAGTCATCCAATCTAACCATCCACGACCATGGTTTTTATCATTAGCTAATGATACAATACCGCCTATTCTTTGGTCGTACACATAAGTTGGATAAAGGTCATTCATAGCTCTTACGTCTAGTAAACCTTTTTTGCCTGCGTCTTTTACTTCTAGGTAATTAATTACGTCTTCACCTACTAGCAAATCTTCTGGAAACTTTGCATATTCTACTGCTTTACGAGAATACCACGTAATTCTGTTATGTGACTCACAGCCATTAACATAATCGTGTTCGTATATTGATAATTCTTGGTGAGCATCTGACAGCATTGTTAAGTATGGACTTCCTTTTTCAATCCAATTTCCGGACATGGCCCATTTCCACCAACCTTTTGGTCTTACAAAGCATCTATATCCACGCCCTGCAATGTGGTCTTGATTATTGGGGTCTAATGCATGTCTGTGTGATGACCTTATGCAATCGTCCCATCTCATATGCCAGCTATAACCTTCATTAGGAATAATACCATATTGATTTTCTATGGAAATTACATCTGGAGGTGTTGGCCTTACCCAATCATCAGGTGCACCAGCTGATTCTGCATGTGCTTCTGGATTTGCTATTGCTTTATATAAGTAAATGCCATGAGGTGTTAAAAAGTCATCACCATCTATCATTACCATATAGTCATCGTCAGATTTTAAAAATTCAGCAAGAACAGAGTTTTTACCTTTTGAAGGTCCCCCATTACTTTTTGTAGATACCCAAGATATGCCTTCTGAATCAAGCCATTCTATAGCAGTTGCTTTAAAATTTTCATTTCTTGTATTGATTACAAATTTTACTTCTGACTTATCTAGTGTTTGACTTTGACTACCGTCCCACATGCGTTTATGCCTTTTCATTGCAGCAACGCCTCGTGTAATTAAAACATAAAATCCTAGCTTTTTAGTCGACATGTTAAATCCTAGATTGGAAGAATTGGCCAGATAACACTATTTGGAAATGTTTCTTGTTTAGTGATATCCCTTAAAGCTTGTCTATAGTTTTTCATTTCATCACTCATTGTTCTGTCTGATAAAGCAAAAATGTCAGTCATTCCTAACTCTTGATTTCTTCTTTCTCTAATTTGAAAAGCTAAATCTGATGCTGATTTTTCTGTAATAGTATATGTTTTATACCTTGTAGTAGCATCTTCAGTCCATTCCCATGTTACGTTTGAAACTTGTGGGTCATAATCTGGCACGTTTGACACAACAACTTCTTTAATTTGTTTAGTAGGTTCAGCAACTACATAGTTATCTGCTACACCATCTGTTTTTTTCCACCATGTTGCAGCTGCTTGAGCACTATCCTCAGCAAGATTATGCAAATAGTCATCATCAAAGCTATCTGGTAATCCTAATTTTCTCCACCAATCAGAACTTCCTTCTTTTTGGTATTTAATAAGTACTTGCTTATTTAGCAAATCTACTTTTTCAATTGTATATGTTATCATAATTTCTCCTTAATAAAAATAAAAGTATACTTCGTTACCGGAACCGTACAGATTGTCTTGGACACCACCTGAATAAAGCATTTGAGCAGCATGTCTATGTTTGTTTTGATGTCCTACATAAAATGTATTGGTGTTGGGGTCGTATCTAGAACTATAGCTGTTAGTGAAATGCATTCCGTAAGCAGTTGGACTTGTATTCGCTAAAGACTTAAAATGGTACAGAGGATAATTTCCCGATGTGCCGCTCAATGTCATGTATGCAGTTCTTGGAAACGTGTAAACAGTATTTGCAGATGTTACTTGATTGGTATAGTTATAGCCGGTTACAAGATACTGTGTTGCGCTTCCTCCACCCCATGGATTGTATATACTACTTGGAGCATAAGGCAAGGAATCACAAAAGGCTGAACAGTTATTCCATCCTGTGCTGCTAGAGCTATTAATTGATATTAAAAGATTAATTCCAGCTTGGGTCGCGTATGTTGTGGTGCCGGCCGAGGGTGTTAAGCTAGTCACGGGTTGATACACTCCAGCAAACTCAGCAACAATACCTCTAATATCTGTTGTATCTGTTACTACATCGGCCGTTCTGCTTTCTACTCCAAATGCAGCAGCTGATTCTCCGCTTTCAGCTACGTAATATGAACTTCCTTGATATTCACTAAATCCATATCTTGGTGCCGAGTCGGACGACCTTTGGGGCTCAATTCTAACTGTTTGTTTACTTGTTCCTCGTAAATCATCTACTCCAATCTGGCCGGCAGCTGGTACATCGTGATAAGGGTCTACATCATAGTACTCATTTATTCCTAGCTGAGCATCAGCTGATGCATCAAATTCAGCTTCTATTTCAGAAAATGCTAATGAACCATTTGTTGTGAGTGTTCCCATTTAAATCTCCTATAATTTACTATTATTTATAAGACTTTTACTGCTTATTTGTGTTACCAATGTTATATTTTGGACATAATTCCCAATGAGCTTTTTCTTTGAAAGGTATAACTTTAATTTGTCTCAATGGTGCAAGTTCTGTTACAGGGCCTTTTTTAACTATACTGATAAGACCCCAATCAGCCAATAAGGTGGCAATTGTGTTTCTTCTTTGTAAATCATTCTCGATTAAATTAGACGGCTTACCATCTAATAAGAATAGTTCTTTAAAGTGTACTAAAAAGTACCTACCTTGCTTATGCAAAATATGACATGACTGATAAAGCTTATTATCTTTTCTTGAAGCGACTCCGATACGAGTAAGAGTTTCTCGTACTTTAAGAAAATCGTCCGGTTCGTTTAAAGATACTTCTAACATATCAGCTGGTGACCAGTTTTTTATTTCAATATTTTCGTTTTCCACCTTTATAAATCCTTTTTTTCAATTCTTCTATTTTATCATCATTTAATAATTGTATAACAGATTTAGCCTTTTCATCGCTATATCCATAATATTCTTTTATGACTTCTATATCGGCAATCTCTTGTGGCTTAACCCATTTTGAGAACCGTTTTTTCTTCTTAATTATATTTATAAGAAAATCATATTGAAGCTTATGGTCTAGGTGGTGCTTTAAATTCATTTCGTTCGCATATAAAATCGTATCTGGAAAGAATGACAATCCACGATTAATAATAAATGGACTGTATTCCTTTTCAGTTACATCATCGACCATAATATTTTTTTTGGTCGAATTAATAGATTTTAAATAGTCAAACGGATTCATTCTGCTCCTGCTTTTGTTCGTATGCGATATAAACCTCTGCTTCGATTTTGTTTTCAAAGGTTTGTTCTTTGGTTATTACATTATCTTCATTAAATCGGCATGCTCTATATTTTTTAGCTTCGCCTTCATAACTAACTACAATAATATCCCATCTCATTTGAATTGTACTCCTGCCATTATTTCT